TGTATAAACACAGAGTCGGGAATCATGCTCTGCAATAATTCGCCTGCTTTAATGTGCTGCACAAGCACCAATGTATTGCCTGTCTTTGCTTGTTCTATTATGTGATTAGCAACATATGTCATACGCTTCTTGTCTGACACAAGCCACTTTAACTCTGCTTGGTAATTTTGAAACTTCATGACAGGGTCTTTTAGCTGCATGACTTCAACATGCAGATTAGACAGCACACCCTGGTCTTGCAATTCCTTTGCTGTTACTTCGTGTATGATATCACCGATGGATAAAATAAGTGCTATCTTCTCAGCCTCGTCCAACGGTATTGTGCCTGTCAATCCCCAACGTAATGGAATGTTTGCAAACTCGCGTGTCATTAGTTTCTTCAGCACGTCTGCCTTTGCACCATGCACTTCGTCTACGATAATACACGAAACACCCTCAATAAAATCCATCAACGAAATATCTGGATCATATATTTTCGATTTCTTGTTGAGTGCTTCTAAACTTTGCCACGTGCAAATGGTATGCGTCTTTGTATATTCTTTTCGATCACCATAAAGCACACCTACGTCAAGTCCGAGGTTCTTGTAATCATCTTCCGTCTGCTCTACAAGCTGTTTGCTCGGTACGACGACAATGCTGCGTCCGTACGGTTCGATCAGTTTCGACAATACGGCGGTGACAAGTGTCTTGCCCGCGCCTGTGCTGATCTCTTGTATGCCCTGCGTGTTCTCTAAAAACATGTTGACAATTTCGACCTGATAGTCTCGCAGTATAATCGGCTCACCTTCGTGCTTATGTCCGGCGGGCCACGTTTTGTCAGCAAATGTATTGGCGTCAACCTTCTCAAATCGGAAGGACTGATCTACGCGGTTGTCGACAAGTTCCACATCATAGCCGGAATCCTGCACAATAGGAAGCAACCTGTCAAGCAGGTTTATATAGGTACGAGCACCAACATCGCAAAACTTGACCTTGCCGTCCCAACGACCAAGCTTATATGCTGGAGTATGATAGGCGTAAGGGAGCATATAGCTCAGTTCATTTGTTAGTTTTCTTCGTGTAACAATGTCGAGGTTGTGGAATCTACAATTCACTTCATCGACTATTTCTAAGATAGTCTTTTTCATAACCTATAGTATAGCATAAGTCTTTGATAAATACAAGAGCACTACTATATTTATACGGGATTTTAATATGAACGAAATGCGCAAACTAATGGAAGCAGTTAAAGAAATCAGCGAACATGGTCGATGGGTTGAGCCACCAAGTGTTGGTGATCAGTTCATTCATTATGATAGCGGAAATTTACAGACAGTTATTAAGGTCGGTGGAACCTACGTTATATTGCGCGATGAAGAAGACGGGCAAGAAGTAGAAGAATCATTTGTTGATCAGTATGACGGACTATTCTCTGATGCATACGAGCCTGTCGTTAAGGGGGAATCTGTCGGAAAAATTGACGAAGGCTATTTTTCACGTATGGCGGCAGCAATCGACGAGCTAATAGTAAACAACCCAAATCTATCACAAGATAAGCTAGTAGCAATTGTCCGCTCAAAGTACGGGCAAGAAGCGGCAACATATTTGAGTGACAAGTTTGAATCAGAAGCTGATTTGTCAGACTGGGAAAACAGCGATCCGCAGCCGCATATGCGTGAAGATAGCGGCGATCTGTTTGTAGACGATGATCTACATGCACAAATTGCGGCGGCACTAGCAAAGCGTAGTCCAGAACTAGAAATTGGCGGGTACGGTCCGGGTGATGCAGAAGGCACAATAAATGTATTGGCATACGGTGGTCCGGACGGTGCTGATCAGCATTTAATTTTTGATCCAGCTTATGGTGACTTCATAGATAATGATGGGTTTAATGATTGGTTAGAGAAATGGCCAGGCGAGAGTCTCGAAGAGGGTGACGTTATACCGTTCCCAACCACTGTTCCATACGAAGATGCGACTAGAATTACGACAGTTGATGAATACTATCAGATGCGTGATAACTTTCCGCCGCACGATGTCGACTTCGACCAAGAGCCGGGTGCAGCATACATTCGCTTCAAAGGCGAATACGAAGGCATCGAAGAAAAAGAGCTAGAAGAAAATCCGCTAATTGGTATGGCGGTAAAGGCTGTTGCTGATAAAGTAATGGATGAGGATGGCGACGGCGTATGTAAAGATTGTGAAGGCGAAGGTTGTGAGTGGTGTGATCCAGATTACGACGATTTAGACGATTTTGGTGGTTTCCGTGGAACATACGACGATATCGAAGAAGATTTCTACAACAAAGAAGATTCTATCGTAGCCCAAGTAAAGAGCCTATTAGCACAAAGAAAGTCTGTTATTTCTAGAATACCTGGCGCGGGCGGTGTTGTGTCTGACGCAAATGTTGAAGACGGCACCATTACATACAAAGATCAAAACTTCGGCGAAAACGTTACCTTTAAAATTGACGGAAGAGAGGATCTTAATCTTGAGCTTGTGGGGCAAATCGATCACTTCGGACTAGTACCTCACTCAAACAAAGATATTGACGAAGACATTGCTAGTTGGATGGAACGTTTAGAGCGCCGAGCGCCAGTCCAAGAAGCTAAGGGCAAGGTGGTGCAAGTCCCTGCAGGTTTACGCGGCGAAGATTCATCTAATAGGCTCGGGCTTACAAGCAAAGACGCAGAAAACTTTGTTAGGGAGATAGGCATTGATGACCAAGTTAGTCACGATGTTGTAGATCCTGAGACAGGCGAATTACTATTCCAAACAGGAACAACAAAGCGCAAAGAAACAAAGAAAGGCAACTACCAGAAGCTTAATCACAAAGATTTTACTGCTGGTGCAAAACTGCGCGAACCAACGCAGCCCGCTATGCACAGTGGCTGGGACTGGGAAAAGAATTTCGAAAAGAAACAGGATAGCGCGTGGGAATTATTACAAGAACTGCGCGACAGCGATTTTTACAATGTTGTTTGGAAGAACGCTGCTGAACTAGTTGGTGACCCTGCAGACTTAGGTGCTGAGGGCGATGACTTTGGCGATCTAAACTATGACGTTGATGTGGAAGTTCCTGTTGCTATTAAGCGTAAGGACGGCAAGCGTTTCACCGAAGACGATCACGATAACTTCCGTGAGATTGTTAGTGCTGTTAAGAAAGCATCTACAATGGGTAACTTCGGTATCTCTTACGCTGGCACTTCTAACAAAGGTACAGTAGCACGTTTCGTACCGTCATTCATGTAAGGTGTAAAATGAAAATAACTGAAATTTTAAATGAAGCAGCAACAAAAGAAAAACGTATTCCTACTGGCGTAAGAAATACAACAGTTCTTGACCCGTCTACCTATGATGGCGGTTGGTATGGCAAAAGTTTCTTTCAAAAGAATCGTATTAAAATTCGCCATTATTCGGGCGATCCGATGGGCTATACGCTCAGCTCTATTCAGGAAGGCCATTTTGAATATCTTAGCAATGTGCTTGCACGTAGCGGTCAAGAATTTGACTATTTGGGTTTGGCTGAGTATGAAGGACAGGCGGCGTATAATGCACCTAACAAAAAGAACATGCCAACCCTATTCCGTTTTGTTATGACTGCACCCGGACTTGTATGGGAGAAATACGAAGGCATTTCGGCAGGTGGCGGACGCAATACTGTATATGTCGGTGGCAAGGCAATGAAGCTTACTGACTTTTATCGTCTACAACCTAAGCAACAAGACAAACTAATTCAATCAAACTAATGTGCATAACTGATCTAGGGCTAGGCAAAAAAGCAATCATAACTGCTATTGACGCAACCGATCCGCACGTTCAACGCTTAATGGTATTAGGCTTTGTTGAAGGTGCAGTTATCGAACACGTTAGCCGCACAGGCAGCGCCCTCGAATTTAAACTACACGACAGCCGTTTCGCATTTTCAGCAGAACAGGCCCGACATTTTACTGTCGAGCCCGTTTAATTGGTGGGGGCGGGTGGAATTGAACCACGCCTGGTTTGACTAGGGATTGTTGGCCGTAATCCCCATCCTCACATACGCTTTACCGACTTTTCACCAACCCACAGGACCACCTGTAGATGCTCATCTCCGACTGGCCGCGCCGGACAATTATAGCTGTGAATGCTCTACCACTGAGCTACGCCCCCGTTGTTTGTTATTTGTACTTCTCTTTTAGCTTCTCGTAAAGTTTACGTTCGCCCTCAGCTTCCCTTTTCTTTTGTTCGGCTGCTTTCTCACGCTTGACCTCTTCACGTATGCGCTGCTTTTTATCAAGTTCGGCTTGTACCTGTTCTGCCCAATCATCTTCGTAAAGATAGCGAAGCGGAATAGTGAACTCACCGTAATCAGAACCGCAGCAACTACAAGGCGAATATGTTTCAGTTGAAATGGCGATGGTGCCAAAGACACCATCATACTCCACTTCAATATCCGTAACATGCGATCCACTATCAAACTTGTTAGCATACTCGTCTGCAAGGCAGCGTATTGCTAAGTCAATCTTTGCATAGCTATCAATATGATCTTCGAACTCGTGCTGTTTTAACTGTGCCATTATGCAAACCTCGTCATTAGCTTCTCTTTGAGAGACATTGGCTTTTCTTCCTCTATCTCTTTCCATTCTTCAACCTCAAAGTTGAAGTGTGTGCTGCTATCGTGTCCGTAGAACTGCTCTGATATAGCTTTGCCAACTTCGTATAACATTTGGTGTGAGACAGTATCGTTAAACGGCAACAATAATTTGTCGATTGCTGCACGAGTACTCTTGCGATTTATTGCGTATTCGCTGTTAACGTCTTTCAGGTTCTTAGCTGTACGGTTGATTTGCCATAGCGCATACTCACATGCTGTCCAGCCATGATCGCCGTCCTCACGGAAGCCGCGCTCCGAGCTATAGCCGCGAAGCAAGTTATAAAGCATGTAGTGTTCTGCAGAAAGAGCAGTATGCTTGACATTGCGCATAGTAGCATACTTGTTTTGGTTATACACGTAGACCTCAACGTCCTCGCGCCATACGAGTTTGTCGCTATTATGGAATGACTTCCATGCTTGTTTGAAATTTAGGTAATGTTCTTTTGATTCAAAGAGTCGAGTCTTTGCGTTTTCGATTGTAAAGTGTTTCATTTTAGTTCTCCTAATAAGTTAAATGTTGTTTGTGAGCGAATGCTCGGGGATAGGTCAAACAACCCGTATTAGGGACCGCGTATTAAATTAGTCTATGTCATTGTACATGCCCTCCGTTTTCCATCATTGGTAAGTGAACGTTAAAGTAATAGTCACCGCACTGATATAGTGCTAGACATAAAAGAATGATCAATATTCTTTTAATCCATGTTCCTATTGTAACTCCAACGTATAATTTTGTCAACCATTTATTCATATACTTTTATTTATCATGCTGCGCTAGTGGAGGGATTCGAACCCTCAAGTCCAGGCTTTAGAGACCCTTATCCGTCCAACGGCACACCAGCAAATCTATTTTCGGGGACAAATTATAGAAACGCATTCGTCCTCTGCGCCGCGCGGACAACCGCAATCCCAATCATCGTCTTTTTGTGCTGCTTTGTATCCTTCGGCGAATCCCGGTGATTTCATGCCTTTTTCGATTAGTTCTGCAAGTTTCTTAGGTATTTTGTTCAACTCTATTTCCTATAATTTGAGACCCTTATCCGTCCAACGGCACACCAGCATTAAATTACCCTTGCAAGCTCGTGCATCATTTTAGTGTCGCCCTGCTCACAAAACTCTAAGAAATCACGATATGTTCTTCCTACCCAAGCCGGCATATCATTGTCTACTTTATGCCAAAATGTTCCGCGCCAGTTTTTTGATTTATATGTTGTGTCAAAGCCGGCGTCGAGCCAGGCTGCTTCATACAAGTCGCGTATAAAATCATCTGGCTGGATTACATCATCTAACCCCAGAAACTTAACTACACACCCTTCGAGTGAATAATTAAGTCGATCTGTTGTTTTAGGCTTCATACTTACTTTCCTATGTTTGGAGGCTCGTCAGGGAATCGAACCCTGGACCAATACGTTTTAGAGGCGTGTGCTCTACCACTGAGCTAACGAGCCGAAACTTTTATGCTAGGCTACAACGACCTACTTTATCGCAAGGAACCTTAGCTGTACCTAGGTACTGATAGTCTGTGTGCGTTGCTTGTTCTGCATCGCAGTACAAAAGCGTACCTAGTTCCAAGTGCTTGTAGACATGTGCTTCACATAGTTCAACCTTTCCTTTCAAAAGATCAAACTCACGTGCTGCTGCCAAGCCCAATACTGCTGCAATCAACATTGCAAGCAATACGCTATGGCCGCCCATCAATACTGCTAGTGTCTGAAGTGCAAACGCACCGCCTAATACATACTTAAAATATTTGAGTACTTCATCCATTATTATCACCTTTTATTATTTGTACTAGTATGTCACCGTGGCACAATTTTGGTGCGCACCAACATCCAAGTACCTTACCATTCAATTCACGCCGAGCCTTTTCGACTAGATCGGGCTGCGATAGCAACCACTCAGCGTATTTTTCAACAACCTCTTCACGTGTTCCGTCTGCTCCTATGCTAAACGGGTTGCCCCAGGGGCCAGGACGTCCGATATAAACGTCGAAACTATCTCGTTTGCAATGTACTACGTTAGCCATGTGAAACTGTAAGTCATTGATTTTCTTATAAATCAGCCCGCACGTAAGTCTTTGATTTTATTGGACTAGGCCCTAAAAGACCACGAGCGTGCTCTCAAATTAGAAAGCGGGGGTCATTGCGCACTACGCGCAAATCACCCCGCTAAATTGCTTTAGACTAGGCCTTGAGCCAAAGCCTTGTAGCCTGCTGCCACGATACGACGTGAAGGTGTACCGAGACGATAGAACGTCTTAGCGCGACCCTTTGTGTCTGTGCGGTGGTTTGTGTAAATTGCAAAACCGTCGAAACGTAGATCGTTAATTGTTGCGCTAACATTTGCAACGCCATAACGTGCTTCGATTTGTGCCGCTGTCAGACCACGGTCTGTATTGCGAAGGCCTTCTAGAACAGCCTCTTTCTTTGTTGTAATTGTAGACATATTATTGTCCTCCTTTTTACGATTGCAGTAACTATTATAACACCATCAACAGAAAGTGTCAATAAGTCTTTGAAACTGCGTTTTCAGTTAAAGGAGTTTAGTCCCACCAGAGGCGTAAAACTGGTCCAGGAATTGTAGCACCTTTTAGAGTGGTGCGGCCGTTTGCATATAAATCTATCTCTTGGGCAAAGTTGGCTTCGTCAAGATATTCGCCTAATTCTCTTAGGTAATGTTCTGGTCCGGTAATATACAATGCTACGCTGCCTTCACGAGCAGGGATGAACTTTAGTTCATCTGGAGAAATGCTAATATCGCGTAATGCATCTTTCAAATCTCTGCCAGCGGGCTTAGGCTCAAAATCATTATAGCCTCCACCAACAGCAATGTCCATTGTCTTTACCCACTGATCGAGTGTAACAGGAACTCCAATGATGTCCAAGTTCCTTCCAGAACCTTCGCCATACGCTAAGATGACAGGCTGGTTGCCTTTCAGTGCTGCGTAGAATTGTCCCTTGATATCCTCGTTTAGTATTTCTGTGAGTCTCATGCTATGTGTCCCAAAATAGAATTATCAGGATTAGTAAAATAATAAACCATCCCATGCATGTATTTATCAAGCAAGTACAGAAAAACCGCCCCGAAGGGCGGCGAGCTTGCATGGCATGTTCTGTTATTCTTCCTCAGTCAAGTCCTCGTCAACATCAGAATCTTCGTCAACTTCTTCGCACTCAGTATCTTCCCAGTCTGTTTCGGAGTTCGGGAACTCGTCGTCGCACAAACCGCCGACAAATTCTGCTGCTTCTTCCTCAGAATCCGCACGAACAACGATGGTGTGGGTCGTTACTTCTCTCTGTGTAAATTCAAATACTGGCATTTCAGTTTCCTCAACGTTAATAAAATTTTTAGTGTTTAAAAAAGCCCCTCCGAAGAGGGGCAATGGACCACACATTGTTCAGTTATGCTGCATCCTGCGCTATCATCTTCTGGATGCGACCCTTGTGGGACAGTACCGTAAAGTCCGCAGCCTCGTCCCAGCCATCCGGGTCGATTGCAGCCAGGTCAGCTACCTTCAGTACAGTTCGCAGGCTCAGCTCGTTCAAGTAGTCAACGTTATCGTAAACGTAGTTGACAACAGCGTCTTTCAACTTGGTGCTAAGGTCGCGGTCATCAAGCATACCTGCTGCGACAACCTGCTTAACACGGAGCAACTGCTCGCGGCGCGTATCGAGACACAAGTCCAAGTAATGAACACGTGACATGATAGCCTCTAAGTGAGCAGCAATCTTCTTGCTCTTACACTGGTCAAACTTGATGTTCGTCAAGAACACAATCGTGCCTTCAAAGTGGAAGCTCTCAGGAATGTTTTCACCTTCCTCGTCGCCACGTCCGTTAAGGGCGTTCGACTCTTTCATCCAACAAAGCTTGCGTTTCTTCTTCGTGTCCATCGCAGCCTTGAGCAAGTTCAACTGGAGCTCGTCCCACAGTGCCGTGTCACAGTCGTCAAATACGACAACGTTACCTGGCTTGCGGTTGTCCCAAAGCTTGATGTAGAGTGAAATAGCTGACGTACCACCTGTGATCAGGTCGTAGCGTTCGGGCAAGCCCTTCAGCACTCGCGTCATGTTCATGCGCTCCAGCGTCTTCTCAACGCCGTAAGACTTACCAACACCAGCGGGACCGGAAATAATCAGTCCACGTATCTGGTTGCGCTGGGCTGCTGCCGCAAGCGTCTCAATGTAAGCAAAGGTCTTTTCGATTCGGGCGATCGTCTGCTCGTCCGTCTCAACAAATTCCGGGAGGTCGTTTGCCTTGCCGTTCGGACCGTGTGTCGTAGCAGCCAGCTCACCGATCTGCTCAACGTCCTCGAACTCAACCTTAACGCGGACCTGTTCCGGACCGTCAAGGGAGCCATCATTTACTACAGTGACAAAGCCGCCGTTCTTGCCAGCCTTCCAAGGCTTAACAAGTTTAAACGTACCTGTAACGTCGTTGTTACGGTAGCTGCCATTCTTAATAATTACTTGTGCGGTCATGTGTAAGTCCTTTGTCTATAAGTTAGTGTGCCCTAACTGTTAAATATAATTGTAGAGCCATTGTTTCCAGAAGTCAACTATGAAATCTCTTAGAAATCAATGACTTACAACTATTTTAATATTTCCAGTAGATTCAACAGGTTATAGACCCAGAAAGATGCACATTTCTGAAAAAAGAATTCTTTAGATTTCAAGAGGTTACGTCAGGACCGACGTAAGTCATTGATTTTGCTACTTAGACTTAGAGCGCTCTTCGAGTAGGGCCCGCTTCCACGCTTGCGCACCCGTCATTGCCCACTCTTCGTGTGGCGTGTCATAGGTGTTGATAGCGCACCCATAATATTTCAGCCAGCCTTCTGCGAGCAAAATATCACCCTTGCATTTTTCAAGAGCCGCCTTGCACTCTACCATGCCAGCGCCGGTTTCGTTGCGCAAGTCTTTTACCATCTGTGCTGTAATTTTAGATTGTGGCATCATCCATACCCGCACATCGTAGTTTCACGATATTGTTGATCTGGAAGTTTTTTGTCTCTAACGCTTTGTGCAACCCAATCCAGCGATTGCGTAGCAACGCAAATTCGTTAACAAGCATTGCCATGTCTACAACTTCGCTTTCGCCGTCGATATATTTTTCTGCATCGCGGGCCGTTAACGCTCGGTTGTAATTTTCCAGATACTTGCGAAACCACTTAGAACGTATTTTACGCAACTCTGCGTTCATGTGCTCTAGTATGGCTTCTATTTCCTGTAGCTGATTGTATCGCTGCTCAACAATGCCCGGCATCTCTGCAGACAGGCGCTCGATAGGCTTGCCCTTAAGATTGAGGTCAGTCTTCCTAGCATACTCTAGCTCGCTGTCAAAATGATCGATGCAGTCAGGTAGGTGTGATAGGTCCGACGATACTTTGTTATACCATCCAGCCATTAATCTTTAACCTTCATTACTCCTGCCTTCATAGCACGAAGAAATAGTATCGCGCGGCGATGGCGTAGTGCAACTCGCTTCTTAAGTTTCATTGCTTGAGGATTTACCCCGAGGAACTCAATAAGCATTGCATGTAATTCTGTGATCACTTCTGGATTTGTAATTTCTCGGATTAGCTGATCATCAAGGTGTTCAAGGATGCTGTCAAGCACCATTATAGTTTGATTCTTGCTTTTCTTGCGAATTACTTCTTTTAGTATTTCGACTTTAGTAGTCATAGTCTTCGTCCTCATCGTCTTCGTATGCACCGTAGTATGTTTTTACTGCGGCGTGAAGTTCTTTGTCCAGGTCTGCGTGGTCTTCTATACCGTCTGCATAACCGTAATCATCACAGATTGCTATAATTGCATCTGCAACGTCTAACCTATCTTTAGCAGGAACAAAGTGCTTAATACGAGACCATAAATCAATTATGAAGTCCTCTCTCATTCCTTTTCCTTACACCTGTTGCATGTGTCGTGTATTGTTTGTTTTGTAGGCGAAGGACAGCGGCACTGATTAATTACAGTGCCGCATTCCTTACATACTACTTTAAAATGTCCTTTTGACATTATTCCGTCTCTTCTACCTCTAGTTCTACTTCAGTATCAGCAACGACGTCGTCTGCGTTATGATCCGCAATGTTGTAGTTCGCATTTTTCTTAACCTGCGAAAATTCCTTCATTACACGATCTAAACAGCCGTCATCATTTCGACCCCAAGCTTTCTGGAACAGGATAACTTCCTCACCATCGACCGGCGATACATACTTGTATCTGTTGCCGACTTTTGTAAGAACTTCCATATTCATAAGCATATCAAACATGCCCGAATACGGATCCATTCCAGTATCATACGGAATATTTACCTTCACTGTCTCGAAAGGTTTCGCATACCTGGACTTCATTATCTTACATGCTGCACGAATGCCCTTCACGTCAGTTACTTTGTTGCCGTCTTCGTCTAGCTTCAACTTCAACTTTCGCATAGCAACTACGATAGAGCTTGCATAAATGAAGCCCTGTCCGCCGCTAATCTTGTCGTCAGGATCAAACATATCCTGTGAAGCATATGTGTGGTTCGTGCAAACAAGACCGATATTCCATTGCGCAATACGATTAACTGCGTTACGAACAAGTGCTGTGAGTGACTTAGCTTTACGACCTAGATCGCCCTTCATGTCGCCTCTTTCAAACTGATCGCTATCGGTTGGCGTAAGTAGCATGCCTAGCGAATCAACTACAAACATAACCTTAGGACGCTCATCAACTTCTAGGTGTCCAAAATCGGCCTTATAGTCTTTAACGAAATCAGACAAAATCTTAGCAACTTCGTCTACCATCGACACACCAATGCGAAGAAGCTTGTCTTCACTTGTATCGATGCCTAGTGCCTGTAGCCACTTTTCATCCAATGCGTTTTCCGAGTCAAGCAATACAACAAAGATACCCTGTTCCTGTGCGTGACGAACAAGGTTGCCTGCTGCGATGTACGACTTGCCAGCGCCGGATTCACCTGCAAAAACTGTAACCTTACCTAGTGGAATACCTTTGTGAAAGTCTCCACTGATAAGATAGTTTAATACATAGTTGCCTGTGCTGACCCAGGTATCAGGATCGTGAAATCCTGCCGCCACTCCTGGAAGTGCTTTTGTAATTCCCTTACGGAACTTATCGGGGTTAAATGGTTTTACCATCTCAATTCTCCAGTATTATTAAAGGGGCGACATTGCGCCGCCCCTCGTTTATTATTATTCTGCCGACGCGCGGTTGCGAATCTTAGCTAGAATATCTTGAGCCGACTTAGCGCCACCCTCTGCCTTAACTTCAACCTTCTCCTCAACTGGCTCTTCAGCCTTTGTCTCGGTTACTGTCTCTGTCTTAGCTTCGGTCTTTGTTTCTGTCGTCTCACCTGCAGAACCCTTGTCATCATCATCGGATGCATCATACTCTAGTCCGTATGGACGGTAGTATGAAGCCCAACGTTCTGGATCGTATAGCTCACCATCAACCGATGCTTCGAACATTTCGCTAATAGCGTTTAGTCCTGCTGCATCAGGCTTCTTCGGCAACCACTCGTTTAGATCAAACAAGCCGTGCTTCTCGATAGCTTCCAACTGCTCTTCTGTTAGCGAAGACTCTTTACGTCCCCACTTGGAAGTGCTGTAATCAGCATACTGGCCTTTCTTGGTGCGCGTAATACGGAAGTCCGTACCGTTTAGGTAATCAACCGGAATGTTCTCCATATCTGGATCCATTAGCGCGTCTTTAACAATGTTAAAAATCTGCGGACCAAGGATAAAGCGGCGAATTGGATTCTCCGGCTTCTCTTCGTCGTTTAGTGGATCTTCGTTAACAAAGCCCTGGAACATGTAAGAACGTTTCTTCCAATACTGACGTGCTGTATCTTCAAGCGACTTGTCATTCCACATTGGACGGACCTCTGCTAGGATTGGGCAAGTCTCACCCCACATCTCCACACAAGGTACTTTAACGACAACAGACTTGTTTTCGTCTTGGCCCTTGATGCCAGGAAACTTAAGGTTGATTAGCTGACGTTCACGCCAGAAGAATGTGTTCTCTGGATTTGCGTCTGGTAGGAAGCGCAGGACTGCGGCTTCGTTCTCTGGGATATTCCAAAATGGGTATGTTAGTCCAGATGTGAATTGGCGATTGTTACCACCCTTACGTGACTCCATTTCTTGGAGCTTCTTTCTAATTTCTTCTAAAGATGCCATGATTATTCTCCTTATATGTAATTATAATTTTTGGCCTAAATGCGTTTCTCTTTTATGACTCGACACCGAACCGCATTAGTTTCGGATTGAGCTGTCGAACGCATAATACATATTATACGTTCTACCTTTTATTTAGTCAAGCTGAATAGAAAACGGCGTTTTATTAGATAAAAACGCCGTTTAATATTTTCGCTTATTTTGTTGTTTTAACGCTTTATACGTAGCCGTTGCCGTCGCACTTTTCGCAATCGCCGCCGCCAGGACCGAATGGATCGGCACTCATGCCTGTTCCTGAACAAGCTGGACATTCGTCCATGAAATCTTCTGGATCTATGTTACCTTGTCCTTCATAGTTATAGCCGTGATCCCAGTCGCCGGGTTCTTCACTTAGTTTGTCATCGTACGAACTAACAAGTGCATATGCACCTTTCTTGAATTTGTGTGGCTGTAGTGATAGTGTATCTCTGTTTACACTGGCCCAGCCCTTTCTACGCGAAGCTTTGTGGTGAATTAGTGCAAGATTATCATCAATCTTAATTATTTTTCCGACCATCCCGGAAACCTGGGATACTACTTCGATACCTCGATCGAGCAGGTCTTGTATCTTTTCGGAATTAGATTCGTTATCGTCCATTGGCATGCCCATGCCCGTTGCTCCAGACTCAGATTCGCCGCGGCGAACCTCATCATCCCAATCATCTTCCGTAACCGAACCGTCAATTGCATTTTGACCGAAGCAATCTGGACATACTGATTGATCATCTGGATCCCAGCCTCTGCAAGTCTCGCAACCGTCGTCGTCGTCTTCTCTTACTTGGTGCTGCCAGCCGCAACGATTGCAACGTTCTGCGGGGCCTGTCATTGTTTCGCCACGTTCCATTGTGCCCTTACGGCAGCGTGAACATGTATCGCCTTCTGCTTCGTCTAGTCCTTCGATCTTACGTAGCTTAGATACACACCTATCACAAATAGGCACATCGCCTAAGATTGGATGTGGTTCTGTAGTGGTTGCATCGTTGTGGCATCCTGCCCACCATGCACACTCCTGTTCGGAACCTTGCGCAGGGAAATTTGCTTCGGCAAGCTTGTCGATCTTAGCCGACCATGCGTTAAACGACTCTTCAAGCTTGTCAACAAACTCGACTTCTGCTTGCTCTGCAACTTCGATATTTTCTAGCACGTTGCCGACAACCGACTTTTCAAACTTCGATAGCTCGTTGCCTTCGATTAGTTTGTTACCGATTTTGTGAACGAATTTCGATAGCTCCGACTCTTCGATAACGCGCTCCGATAGTGCGCGAATCTTGTAGCCTAGCTTCTGTACCGGAGAATCAAACTCAATAACGTCAGCTTCGATTAAGTCTTCTGTGGACGTTACTGCAAACGCTTCTGTGCTTGCTTCTTCGATCATCGAACGCCATGCGTTCTTTTCTGTAACAAGGCGCTTGATTAGCGGTAGCGTGTCGCCAATCTTCTCGTCAAACTTGCGTACAGTAAACATATCTTTTAGCTCATCTGTATCTTCTTCAAGCTCGCTGCCTTCACGGCTAGCAATCTGCTCGCACATTTTAGCATATGTTGTTGCACCTTGGAACTTGGAAATCTCACGGCGATATGCTGCCATATTCTCGCGTACAATCTTAATAATATCTTCGCTAGTCTCGTTTATTAGCTTGTTTGTGCGTGTATAGCGTATAAATTCGGAAAGCTTAATTAAGTTTGCAACAGACTCAATAATGTATGCGCCAACGGCGTCATGCATTTCACCACCTTCATCAATGTGGCGTGCCATTGCTCTTGCACCTGCTAGGTTGTTATGCGGGAAGCGAAAACGCTCGCCTGCCTGTTCAATAAAGATTGCATTGATTTGACGTGAACGTGCGCCGCGTACTTCTTCTTGTACAGGCTTACGGTGACGTACAATAATCTTTGTTGACTCTAGTGTTTGGTAGCTTGTCTTTGTGCTACCGTGCATTTTAGATAGTGCTGCTTCACTTACTTGATTCATTTTCTTATCCCTGTATTTCTTTGCTTGGAAGGCAAAATCTTTAGGTGCAATCTCTTTGCCAAATACTTTTAGCTCATATTTGAGCATATATTGCCTAGCTAGGTTACGAAGCTGTTTCATAACTGCTTCTAATTCATCTAGCTTTACTTTGCTGTTCTTATTAATACGTAGCTGGGCATTGTCTTCGTCAATTGTAACCATGTAATTTGGGGTTTTAACGTAGAAACGGCGTGCCTCTTCAGGATCTGCTGTTTCCATGCCATCGAGTGTGAACATGACAACAGAGTGTCCCTTGCCTTTCATAATAGCAACGGCTTTTTCGGCTACTTTGCCGAAGTCTATAGCTTCGTTTAGTGTTTTTCGCATAACTGTATTTATCAGTTATAGCTGTATTTAGATAATTAACGGCATTGGGTGCGCGTCATCGTCTTCAAATTCGCCGCCGATATTGCTGTTGATAGCATCATGAAGTCTGTCATCCCATGTTGCAATGTGCTGAGCCATGCGTATGACTACTAGCATAGCCGATATGAGGTCGTCATGCTCGCCTTGGGCTGCTTCATAGCCATTACCCTTAGCAATAAAGTACTTTAGCTCATGCGCTAAGTTTTTACTCTTAACAGACATGCTATCACCCTCTAGCAAAGACTTAAATTTAGAGCAGGCCTCCATTTTAGTCTTGTTTGTTGTGGTGTAGCCCTTGCGAGCTGCTCGTCCTCGAAGGTGTCGGTTAGGATCGTGCATCATAGTACCGGGGAATCGCTCTTCACCGGAGTCGCGTATACATACAAGTGCTGCTTCTCCGACGCTGTTGTTTTCTAACGTCCAGTAAATTTCGGAATGGGGTGCTTCGCGTTCTATTTCTTGCAAGATTTGTCGCAATACGCGGACTTGTTCCTCAACAATACTACGATTATGCTGCCATTCAGCAACCTGCTTCATAGACGGTAGCTCGAGAACTTGTATGGCAGCGAAGTCGCCGCCAGTACCCATAGAAGGATCGAGTGCTACGCAGTATGTCTTGCCGTCTTTAATCTTTTCGTACCAGCGAACTTCTCCGGACTTACGCATAGGATTGCATACTTTTCGATTCAGTGCTGCTAATGTGCCTGAACGAATGAGCGTTTCTTGGAAGGAGATAAACTTGCACTCGTGCTCACGCTCGAATCTGTCGTCGTTTGTCTTGGAACGTTCTTGCCTTGCCCACTCTTCATCGCGTTCTGGATGGGCGCGCCATGTTGCAAAGTAGCCCTTGAAGCCGTTCTTACCTGTGTCAGTGTCGTTACCGAACTCATCAATAGTATGCTGCGAATCGTGCCAAATAGTAGCGAACTGATCGTCGTCAACGTTTGGCGTAGAAGTAATGATACACTTACCACCCGTCGATAGTGTTGGAGATAGTGCAGTCCAGAATTCCTTAGCAATGCGAGGTTGCACGAACGCAAACTCATCTAAGTATACAAGGGAAATAGCAAGACCACGTCCTGTGTTTGGTGTTGTTGCTTGGGAAATAATACGCGAGCCATTGTCAAACTTCATGCTCTGCTTGTTATATTCGGATACGCCTGCGCGAATATGGTCTGGAAGGTCCTCGTATGCGTAGCGAATCTTTTCCATGATTTCTGTAGCACCTTCGCGCTTATGTGCTGCAATAAGAATAAGAGAGTCGGGTTTGAACATTGCGTACCATAGTAGGTAGCCTGCTGCTAGTGTTGTCTTACCTAGCTGTCGTCCAATCATAGCAATCGAATAACGATAGCTGTGATAAACGTCGCAAAGCTCGCGCTGATAATCAAATGGTTCAAACTTCAGCTTACCTTTGACAGGATGCTGAATGTACATGAAGTTTTCCATGAAGTACATAGGCCCTGTGTCAGGATCTTCGCACTTCGAGAGCTCATCGAGCATCTCGGGAGTATAGCGAATCTTAGTATGGGCTTTTTTGACTAGCTTGTCGTCTAACGTACTCATGTATGTATTTATCGGTGAAAAAGCACCAACAAACGTTACTTAGGCTTCTTGACAGGTTTGCGAGGGTTTTTAGCTTTCTTTGTGTTGCGCTTTCTTATCTTTTCGTCTAGCGGCACAGGAATCGAAAGCAATGCTTCTTCAATAACGATTACCTTCTCTTCGATGGTATCAAAGTCTTCTGAAGTCTTGTCGTCTTTTACTTTCGTTGACATGTTGTCGCGTATGAGCTTTCGAAGAGCAACTTGTAAAGGACGCCTGTTGCGTCCTTTATAATCAAGTGTTCTAATAGTAAACGCTTCGGTATCAATATCGACAAGTTCGCATTGCGTATCCAAAAACGATAGAACGTCTGCTCGCTTATACATGCGGTCGACTTCTTTCCAAAGATCTTTGCGAGCTTTATCGAAGTCGTCCTTTTCTTTCGCTGTCTTCGGTGGCTTCGGCATTTTTACTACTTGCGGAATCTGCGATAAGCGTGTTTAAAGGACTCGTAAATGTAATCTTCGTCCTTATCAACTGATGCCATCGGTGTGCGCATTGGGTTATCGCCATGCTTCGCACCTGCTGGTCCTAGCTCACGTGCTGGACTGCTAGTAGCACCTGCAGGGAAACGTAGATCAAACTCGTCATCAACAGATTCTCGATCGTTATAGCCGTTCTGCAAATCTTCTTCCATGCCTGCAAATTCATATGCTCGACCTTGCTCGAAGCCGTGGTCTGTTAGTAACGCGACAATCTTATCTGTATACTGCTCAGGAACACCAACTTCGTTTTGCATACCGAAGATAATTTGATCGCCAATTTCGTCAGCTACTAGGTAGTACGCTTTCTCGTCGTCGAAGTTAAAGAAATCGTAATCGTCTTTGTTATCTGTCGATTCTGCTACTTCCGGTGCTGCGCCGAATTTCTTTGTTAGGTTAGCTTTTACTTTTTCCCAATTGCGAGCAAATGCTTCTTCGTCGCTAGGTGGTAGTTGGTTCTTCTGCCAGTATACCATAGACATAATGTCCTTTGGATCTTCCTTCCACCACTGCTTCATGTTTGGGAAGCCTTTCGCTACGCTAATACGTACTTGGTCGCTACCGTCGTGGCGTGTTGATGTGCCTGGGCCGCCAGTAACTTCGTCCTTGTGTCCTACTACTTCGCCACCTGCTGCCGCGATGTCATCTTTTGTAACGATTGTCTTTTCTGCTAGTCCTGCGCGTTTGCGTAGTTCGTTTATTTCGATTGCTTCAAAACGGTTAGTGTTGCCCATCATTTGCTCAAACTCATCGTTAAAGTCAAACTCTTCGTAATCTTCGTCGTCACCTACGTCAACCATTGCATCATCATCTGCTGCAAATTCGTCTTCGTCGTCGCCTGGGCCTTGCTCATCTAGCGCACCCATTATGCCGTACTTCCCGCAGTTCTCACATTCAAATTCATCATCTTTGCCTACCTTGCCAATTTTGTTGAATGCAATCTCACTACATCCCGGACATTCAATTGCGGACGGATCATCCGAATCTGCTTCTTCGACGGACTCGTCTGGATACTTTGCAGTCCAGTCATCGAATGTTTCGTCATCAAAGTTTGTCTTGCCGCTGTATGTGCCTTCGTCATCGTTGTCTACGACGCGGTCATTATCAAACGGTTCCGAAGTGCGAACACTAACATTACCTGAGTTATCCCAGTGGCCGTCGTCGTCATCTTCGTAATGACCATCCTCTAAGTCCTTAGGTGGAACTAAGTAGTCTTCTTCGAAATCATCTTCGCGTACCATTGCAACGTTGTCGTCAGCATGTGTAAATGGGCTGCATTCGCCATCGTCATTCTTGTCGTCTTCTGATTCGTCGCAATCTTCTTTAAACATGTCTGACTCGTCCATATAATTAAACGATAATTCATTAAATCTATCGTAATTATGTAGCATAAGGTCTTTCTCGCCATCATTAAAAACAAGCGCCTTGTTCTTTACTTGCGGCTCGCCATACATAGCAGTAAGCTTGTCTATAACTGTAGCAAGATGCTTTTGGTCTTTGCCGAACGACAAAAACGTGCGTCCACGCTCACTTGATGTTTCGCCTGGACCGACAATACGCCGTAGTGTTGATGTTCTCTGTCCACTAGCTTCTTCAACTACTTCTTCGTCACAATCTTCGACAACTGGTAGGCCAGCTAGTTTACGTAGTTCTTCGAGTTCTTTAGTCATTTTTATACCTTTGGTATTCAAGCTCTTCTATTTTACGACTTTCATCTTTTGTTGGCCATCTGCCATTCTTTTTATGAAAATCTTTATACAATTCCCAAGCAAAGTCATCCATTGGTGCGTAGGGCGAACGGTCAATATATGTCCACTCCTCACCTGGCGACTTTACGTAGTGCCAAATCTTGCTGTTATCTTCTTCGTAATCAACTTCTTCACGATATCGATAACCGTCATTCTCTTCTTCGGCAAGCGCCTCTTCGTCTGCTTCGGGTTCGTTATCTGCCGAACCTACAAGCTTCTGCTCGCCGTCTTTACGGTAGAGATAGTCCTCAGGACCATCATCCATTGTAGCGTAGGGCTTGTCGTCTTCAAATAATTCAGCAACAATCTTACGCCACTCGTATATAGTGTTCTTACTTCCCCGGGCCATCAGTAGTCTCGCCGCCTAATGTTGACCAACCGCCGCGCTCACCGACATCGTCGGGCGCTACAGAAGTGTTGTCAACTTTTGTCTTTAGCGACAAAGGGTTTTCAAATTCTACTACGTCGCGATCATCGCGAACCTTCTTCATGTCTTTTAGAAATTCGTCGTTATATTCTTTACCGTATGCTGGCTTGTCTTCTACAGCATAATCGTTGCCTAGTGCTGTTTCGTAGTCGCCGTCAACGCCGTCGCGGATAACAATAGCTTCTTCGTTGTTCTTATCACGCGGATCGTATGCATTATATACAGCAATCTCTTGCTGATTGATGCCTACTTTGCCTGATAGGTAAACACGTAGCTCATCTACTGTGACAGGATAACCTAGTACAAACTCTGCAATGTACACTGTTGAATTGCGTACATTCGGGAAGTCTACAGGATGCTGCTGAATCGGCGTATTCTTAAACGCGCCAAACGAGCGAACGTCAAACTTTGCTAGTGCTGCTTCTAACGCATCTTTCTGGTCTTCAGTAAGGTCGTTTACAGCAAACTTAATTTTGTAGGCATAATCCTTTGTGGATTCAGCCAGCAAATAGTCTTTAAATGCTTTCATTTTGCAAAAATTCCTCAATGCTATTTCTTAGTATTTATCATAATCCAGGAATATAAGCCTCATATTAATTAGGCTCGTCCTTTCTAATCTCTTTAAGCGACTTCAAAAGTACGTTTCGATCGAACGGCATACCGTCGTCGGGGCCTACTGCCTCGTCGCCGCCTGCTTTATCAATCTTCATCTTCTTTAACTGTAGATCAATTGTTTTTAGCTTACGATTTACTTTTGCGTCACGTGCCTCAAGTGCTGTTTTTAGCATAGTTGCGGCTACTTCCATAATACGTCCGCTATGGCTGTCAGCCATGTTCATGCCAAGCTCTTTCAGTTCCATGTATGATTCGAGTGCTTCTTTAGCAATCTCGTCCATTTCAGTGTCGTGCTCATTCAAGCCTGCCACTGTTGTTAGGGCGTGATCTACTTTTTCGGCTGCGGAAAGTGCTGTAACAATCTCAGTAGCGTGTTCAATTGCTTCCTTGGGTGTTACTGCGTTCTTTTGCGCTTCTTTCGCATCATCGGGATCTGTGTCGTCAAAATCGTCTGATTGGCTTTCTTCTGCTTCCTTAATCGGACGCAAATCAAAAGCTTCTTCTAGTTTCGTACCCATACGGATTTCCTTTTGTGATATACAGTGTATTTATCACGAAACCAGACTACTTTTTAGGTTTGTTGAATATCTCGTTCTCGTTTATGACGCGAAAGCTTATTCCGTGGTTGCGGCACCATGCTGCTGCCGATTTCCACTTTGCTGCGTTAATTGCTAACGACACTTTCTCATAGCGAGACTTTGCTTCAGTAATATGTGTTTGTGCGGAGGGCTTTACTTCGATGAGCTCTTTGCGGCGATTGCCGTTCTTGTCTTCATAAACAACAAGAAAGTCTGGAATGTAATTAGCAACTTTCTTTGTGATAGGATTTAGGTAGGGAATTTTTATCGACTCCGATGCCCATGCGACAACATCGGGGTGTTTATCAAATACGCGCATAAGAGCAACTTCCCAACTAGAGCGCCAACGTATCGGATACGTGCCTTTATATTTGTCAGGATTGATCGGCGTATATTCGCCGCTCATAAATTTCTTTTTCTTAGCCATTATGCTTGTATGCGTCTTGCAGGAACACTCGCTGTATTGTCGACGGGACTCGAACTATTTAACTGGCTTGATAAATCGCGTAGTTGATTAATGCGATTGAATACTTGCGCATTAACTAGCGACAATGCATTAGTATTTGTTGATTCTAGCAAAGACATAACGCCGACACCTTCCGATTTTGCAGCGTCTACAAATACTGCTGCCATTGTTTTTGCTACAAGAGGATCAACGCCGCGCGCACCTAGATAGCCTAGTGCTGCTTGGTAGTCTGCAATTTTAATTGAGTCTTGCGTTAGTCCCGGTGTTGACAGGCGGCGTGCCGAAGGGTCGTTTCTTGTTACGCTGCCTTGCGTGTCTTGCGCTACGTTAGCAAGCGAACCGCTGCTACTGTTTGCCTTTACAGTGGCACCTAGGTAACGAACGAGTGAGGTACTGCTTCTATTAACCGCCACTGCCGAAGACTCCGCTTAGAATGTTTGCGCCTGTTTGCGCTACTGCTGCCGCAAAGTTTCCGCGCGCTCTATTAACAACGCTACGTCCTACTTGGTTGCCTGTGGTGCGCAATGATTGAAGCGGGTCAGGATTAAAACTAACTTCGCCGCCAAAGATGCTTGCACTAGCATACGCGCCAATAGCGCCGGGAATAGCACCTACTACGCCACCAATACTATCGGTAATACGTGTTACGTTTCGATCACCAATGACGCCGCCGATTGCTTGGAAGAATGGACTTTGTGTAATACCTGCGCCGATAAGCGGAATTACACCACCACCGCACGTATCTACGCGAGGCTTAGGAATGCTTTCGATTTTGCGTCCGTTAACAGGAGTGCGAATAGTAATAAGATTCGCCATCTCCCAAAAGTCGCCGTAACGATAGCGTTCTAGCTCTCGATCCGAAAGACGCTCATTAATGTTTGCGTAAACAACGCCCTCGTATACAAAACCGAAATTCATTTCTACCAAGCCAACATTGTCTTCGTAGCTTAATGTATCGTGTGCAAAGCTGGCGATGCGTGGATTAACAAGCGTCGTGCGCGAGAAGCGTCCGCCGTGTACCTGGAAAATATCTATGCTGTCGATAAGGTATTTGCTGTTTCCGACACGTGATAGGTTGTAACCGTAGTTGTCGTTAAACTTGTCGCGAATAATATCATTTTCGTATTCGCGCTTATTAAGTTTAGGTGCTTCGGTTCCTGCAGGACCACGGATTAATGTTTCAAAAAATCCTCTGCTCTCTGTCGAGCCGCCCTCGCCAAGTTTCTCATAAGCAACGCCATCTTTAAAGTAATACTCGTAATACATTTCCCACAGGCGCATAGAACGTCCTTCAACAGTATCGTGTAACGTAATGTTGACGGGTGAATAATCTATGCTTGTTTGTGAGATGCGTTTCTTGTTGTATTGATTTAAAACTTCCGTGCCCATTGTCATTCCGGGCATCGTAACCGACTTGACTGCTGTCGTAATAACCTCTTGATCGGGTTCAGTAAGGAATTTTCTAACGTAAGTATCTAGGTCGCGGTTAAAATTAAACCGTAGGAAAAACTCGAACTTGAGTCGAGGTGTTCCATTACTAAGATCCGATTTGTTGTAACCATATGCTTCAGCTGCATGTCTCGAATCTCGTAAGTGTACGTTTTGATCGAAGATACCTCCGAAGATTCCATCTGGCACGTTGTTATCCTATTAAAGTTCTATTAACCGATGCTCGTACCACCAGTGTATCCATCCGACAAGTTAGGGAATGGATCGCCACCGACAGTAGTACCATCGTTATCATTAGGACCGCTAAGTAGAGTTGCGTTATCATACTGGATCTGCATACTAATAAGCATGTGACCCGAAGTATCTGTGTAGTTGAATTCGTTGTTGGTAACTTGCTCTAAGAAGCATCCGTCTAGCTGCCAGCTTTCTGTCTCTTCAGCATTTGTGCCGTCAAGCGTATGAATTTGCATACCAAACTTGTAGTTTGTTCCTGCTACAGGACCAATCTGTTCGTAGTGGTTTAGCTGACGCTGTACCTGCGAATGAACAGCCGAAGTAGTAGCATTTGTAATGTCATCACGTACCGTTAGTGTAATCGGTGCCCACGCATGTTTGCCCGAGTAGTATGCTACGGAATTATACGAATGCACTTCACCCTTGGCATATGTAATGTCTGGGCGTGTAACCGACTGAACGTTTGCAGTTAGCTCTCTGAGGTTGTTGTTGGTGCCAAAATTCTGAAACACGACGCGGAAACGGTACATCAGCTTAGGCTGTAAAATGCCTTGCTTATCTCCGTCTAGCGGTACACCAAATTTGCTTAAATCTGCCATTTAAAGTTCTCCTGTTGAGCAGTAACTATATCACTATTATTTATCACTTTTGTCTAAAAATATTTTCAAGCCGTAAAAAAGCCCCGCCGAAGCAGGGCTCTGTGTGGGTCCAACTAAGCCTTATAGGTTTAGATCGTCGCCGGTATTGCGTAGTCGAATTGGGATGAAGATAAACTCTACTGCCTTTGTAGGCTGTATAGCAATATCTACCCAAAGTTCGTTGCGATCAATACGTGCTGGCGTGTTATTGCTCTCGTCTACAACAACCAGGAAGTCAGTTACGCCGCGTAGTGTAACAAGTTCTGCTAGGAACGAGTCAAACGCTTCTTTAACTGCATCTCGTGTTACTGTATCGTTAGGCTCAAACAAGAATGGCTGTGCCAACAGGTCTGATTGGTAACGAATGTAGTTAACAAGACGTGCAACATTTACACGGTCTAGCGAACCTGCTACTGGGTTACGTGTCTTCTGTCCCCAAATAACAATGCCTCGTCCAGGAAGTGTTGCAATAGCGTTAACGTTGTTTGTGTATAGCGTGTCGCGCTGACCTGCGTTCAGCGCAACTGTTACAAACTCGTCCTCGCTATCCAAGTAACCAACTGCGGATGAATTGCTAATTGTGCCACGTGAGAAGCCTGCTGGTGCAAACCAAGGATAAGCAACCTGGTCGTTAAACGCCATTTGACGTAGTACCATGTGGCTTGCAGGAACAACTACTTCGCTGCCGTCTACGTTAGTAGATAGGCCTGATGGGTAGTAAACACCCAAGTAAGGACTTGTTGTTACTAGTCCGTCGTCGCCGTTGCCTGCTGCATTGTTAGCATTAGATGACCATGCTTGCAAACTTGTCGTTGCATTAGATAGTCCGAATGGTGCGTCGCCAATTACAAACGCCTGTTCCTTACGATCAGTGTTTAGAGTTAGCATTTCGTCCATTAGCTCAGTGAAGCCAGGTGCAGCAATTAGGTTGTAGAAGATTGTGTCATTGCGTACATCTTCATTTGCAGTGATTGTTGCTGCAATTGCGTTAATAACAACTTTCTTCTGTGCCGCTGCGCCAGTAATTAAGCTACCGTCTAGGTTGTTGCCGCTTGCGCTGACCCAACGATCAACGGAAACTAGTCCCGATACATCTGTTGTAGCTGCGTCTTGCGTCCATACCTTAACGTTGCGTCCACTGTAGCGTGTATTCCATAGGAGTGTGCCTCCTGGATACAGTGCTGGATCTGGAGCATCGCTGTCTAGATCTGGATCACTGCCGCCGCCGTTGTTAACGCCGTTAGTTGCCGCTGATGAGTTAGTTGGTCGTGCATCGGCAAAGATAATACCTAGTGGTGATGTTTGGTCAGTGTTGTCAACTAGTACCCATGCACCTGCTGTACGACGGTAAATTACCGGATACGATGTGCCTGAATCTGTTTCAACCCAAATGTCACCGTTCGATGGTGAAGTCGGAGCGTCTGCTTGCGTGGAAACTGTACCTGCAACTTCAATCCAACCTGTGCCAGCTGCATCTTTAACAAGTAGGTCTACGTTAAAGTTTGCGTCATACCAGTATGTACCGTATGCTGTATCGCCTGCAGGTGTTGTTAGTGATGCTGCGTATGTTACACCAGATACTGAGTCTAGGTCACTGAAGTTTGAATATGTGCCACCGGAACCGTAACCCATTTCTGCTAGTGGAGTATTAACGTTATTAGCAAGTGTTACGTCTGCTCCGTTAGTAGCAGTAATTACTAGTACTTCTGCGCCGCCCGTAAGTGTTGTGCTGCTTGCGACAATATTGCCGTTTGTAATAACGTCTGCATCAGTGTTAATTGTTGTTGCTAGTTCGTCCACTGTAGTTTCAGCACCCGTAAATGCAACCGTAACTGCCGCGCCTGCACCGAGCGTAATGTCGATCGAGTCTAGTGCTGCAATGTTAACAAATGTTGGTGTTGCTGTACCTGTTGCTGATGTTGTTGTTGCACCACTGTGGGACTGGAATACAACGTCTAGTACATCTTCGCCCGACACACTGTTGTCTGTCGAATCAACAAAACCTACTACTGTGCCTGCTGTTACTGCTGATGATGTAACACCCGACGATGCGTAATACGCCGTTGGATTCTGGAAGATTGGCGTTGTACCTAAGTCAACAAACTGCGCTAGTGTTGCATCATAACGCTTAAGGTTGAGACTTAAACCACTGTTTGGTGTAGTTGTCTTCAACCAAAGGTCGCCAGCAGTACCGGTAGGTACTGTATAGTGCGGAGACTGGTATATCTCATTAGCTAGTGCGCCGCCGTCTAGTTTAGCCCAGGTGCCGCCCGATGTAAAGTTATAGTATTCTAGGTGAACACCCGTCGTTGCATCTACGCTTGCTGGATAAAATACTGCAATTATGTCGCCTACTTGGCGTCCGCTTACATTGCTAGATGTATCAAACGCTGTAGCACTAGGGTTAACTATTACGTCTACGTCTACTGCTGTCCAATTACTGGATGCATCCGATATAAACAAACCAGGCGTAAACTCGTTTAGATCAACCCAATAAGTGCTGTCTACCGCATCGCCTGTTGGTGCAATTGATAGTGGATCTAGTTCTGCTAGATCAATGTCTGCGCGAATTACATACGCGCGGTTAGCAAGTCCTAGGTAGGAATATGCAGCAAGCAAACCGTATTCGTTTAGTGGGTAGCCGTTCTGTGCTGATCCACCGACTTCGTTAAAGTCCGGGTTACCAAATGTCTGTAGTAGCTCACGCTGACTAGAGATTAGGTAAAGATTGTTTGCGTTGGCTGCTGTCGTACCTACTGCTGTCGCTGTACCGTCTGGTGTTGTCTTATCCTGCTTAGTAGCAACAAAGACAAGCGGTACTGTACCTGGTCCTGCGCCAGTCGAGAAACTCTCGTCCGTCACGCTCACCTGCACGCCTGGGGATAATAGGGCCATTCTTTTTCTCCTTAGATAAATAATATGTATAAATATGTCCAATTGGACTATAGTGATATTTATCACATACAGGAATTTATGAGCGGTTTAGATAAAATAACATCTTTTAATGATATCGAGAACCTTGTTACAACCGATCCTGTGGAAGTCAGCCCGCATCATAGCACAAAATCACGCACAAAAGAGCATAACGAGAAGATTAGCGAGTCTTGCAAAAAGTTTTACAAGACAGACGAAGGTAAGGAAGTGCTTGAGAAACGTTCAAAGCGTATGCGTGACTTTTACGACACACGACACGGACAAGCAATACGTAAAAAGTTAAGTGCTAAATGCGGAAGGCCTAAACCAAAGGCAATCGCAAAGGCTGTTAGGAAGCATATTGCTAATGAATACAGCAATGGAAAAAAGATAAGCGAATTAGCAAAACACTATGAAGTGTCTCGCGCATCTATCTATCGTTATATAAAGGAATTTTGTTAGTAGATATCGTCTGCTATATCAGCAATAAGGCCGCGGACGCCGCCGATGACATCCTTCTCAAGTCCTTTGTCTTCGATCTTTGAGCGTAATGTATTTTCTAAGTCATCACCGAACTTATCTAATCGTTGCTTAATACGGGCAATATCTTCGTCTGATATAGTGCTTGTGTCTGTTGTACTTGCTTCGGTATCGTCTTTTTCGATTTTTGTTGCAAGTGCTTTAGGCTTCTCTTTGTGAACAGTGCCGATAATCTGCATAATTAGTTTGTTCACTTCTTTAGGGTTGAACGTAACTTCTTGCTCTTCGCCAGCTTCTGTTAGCATTGCTGCTAGGCGCGCTTCTAGCGATTCAGTATTGATGTTGACCTGTCCGTACCCCGGTACATTTTGCGAAGGACCTTTCTTTTTGTTCTTAGCTAACTGCGCATTAGCTTGATCCGTATAGTCTGTACCTGCTTTTGGTTCATCTTCCGATGGTTGCTCAACTTGCTTAGGTGCCTTCTTTTCTGCTGCGGCTTTGATAACTCGCTCAGCAGTCTTAGCATAGCCCTCTTCTTGAAAGAAATCCATAAGATTTGCAACGGTAAGTGCTTTAGGATTGACACCCGACGCCTTTGCTTTACCGAGCCACGTATTAAATGCACCTGCAACCTCATTAGCTGCCTGTTGCGTAATTTCCTCACCGGCGGCTCGGTCACGAGCAGCCTTATTGAACGGCGTGTGCTTCTTTAGTTTGGTGCCCATGCGAGCAAGAATGCCTGCAGGTTGGGCTTCGGCTAGGTTTTCGTCGATATCAGTAAGTTTCATACTGTTATTTATCTAGGAAACTAAAATTGATACTTGTTATTCAGTAGTCCTACCATGCTGTATAGCTGTTCTAACGTGCCATCGTTGTGAATTAGCTCGTCGGGAGTTTCATTTGCCCATGCCCACTCACTTGCATGTATATTATAGTGGTCGTTCATTGCAACAATGCCGGGTTCGTGTCCTGCTGCTGCCTCTTTTGCTATAGGCCACCACTCAGGTTCTTCGCCGCGGTCCACTTGTATAATGTGTCCACCTAGACTGCGTATGATTTGCACTTCATTAGGAAAACGTGCATCGCTGATCACTACATTCTCGCCTTCTTTATAGCGGCGCATTGCGCTGAGGACCCAAATGTCTGTGTGGAAATTATTGCGAAATACATCCGTACCGATCAACTGAAGTGCTAGGCGAGGAGTGAAGTTAGGCATGCCAAGCTGTTCTGCCCACCACTCATCTACTTCTTCGCGGAATGCACGACTCTCGACAGATCCGCCAGATAGCAATTCCCTGTCCCAACCAAATATTTGTGCTGTAATGTCTTTTAGTGTAGATGCAAAGCTGTCTTGCCTGAAGCCGTATGTCTCAACGAGTTCTCTCGCAACGGTATCTTTACCAGAATTGATGCGTCCGAGTATTCCTATAAGCATGAAGAGAGTGTCCTAATAATTGTTTACGCAATTATAGCAGGAATTTATGAAATTGTCAAGCGTAAACGAGTTCTTTAATTTGCGACATTGCGTCGTCAATTTGTTTGCGGATCTGTTCCACCTTTTCTTTCGCTTCAGGTGTTTGTGCTTTGTCGAATTTCTTAGCTGTCTTTGCTGCTTCTGTTTTAGCAGTCATATCTGCCATAAAGCGTTCAATGTATTCGTTATAGGAATTTATACCTTTTAGATTATACTTGCCAAACATGTCGTTTAGCTCAAAGCTTCTTCCTAATCCTCGCACGACAGAAATAAGTCGCGACATTTTAAGATTCTTTTTGTCAATGCCCGGATTCTGTTTTAGCTCTTTAGCAATCTGCATAGCGCCAGATGCGGTATATGGATATACACGATCAAACAATTCACGCAAAATGTCTATGCCGAAATTTTCTTGGTCCAATGATAGTGTATCGACAGAATCTACTTTGCGACTGCGAGCAAAATTAACAGGCTCGCCGCCTTTTATCTTCATCTGTGCGCCGCTACTCTGTATGCTCATCTCTAATACGTTGCCTAGGCTGCTGTAAATGCTGCCGTATACAAGGCCTTTAATGCCACGCTCTGGCGTTGAGCGATAACGTGCCCAATCTGCCTCGGGTTCCGATGCCCATAGCATATCAACTTGCACGAAGACGTCTTTGTTTAGTTTGAAAATCGGATGCCCTGCGAGGCTCTTGCCTTCGT